GTGACCCAGATCTACAGTATCAACCCGGACACGGGGGCGAGCGCGCTGCTCAACACGGTCTCGGACGTGCCGGTGTTCACGGGCATCTTCAACCGGCTGTGGTTCTTCCCGACCCTCGGGTGTGTGGCGTACTGCAGCCGGTACGCGAGCAACATCTGGTTCATGCCGACCCGATGAGCTTCCTCACCGACACCTTCAGCGACACCAGCGGGACGCTCGCCTCCGCGCACACCTCGGACTCGGGCGCTCCTGCGACCGTCGTCGCCGGGGATACGTCAGCCCAGATGCAGGGCGGTTACCTGCAGGCGTGGGGCGCCGACTCCTTCATCGTGTTCGGGGTGAGCCCCGCCGGCACCGACTACACCGTGTCGGCCAGCATCTACCGTGGCGGCTCGCCGTACTACGGCCTCCTCGGTGGTGTCATCGCGCGCGGCTCGCTGTCGAGCGCCACCGGCTACGTGTTCGGCTGGGACCCAGCAGCCGCCCTCTGGAAGCTGCAGCGGCACGTCGGCGGGGTGGTGACGAGCCTCGGCACCGACGCGAGCAACGCGGTCGCCTTCAGCACGCCCACGGCCATTAGCCTCAAGGTCGCAGGGGCGGGGGCCGATGTCACCCTGACCGCCAAGGTCGGAGCCACCACCCTCTTCAGCGGCGCGGTCACCGACTCCAGTGGCTCGCGCATCGTCGCGGCCAATCAGCCGGGGGCGTTCGTCTCGACCAACAACAGCGGTGCTGGGGTGTGGCTCGACAGCCTCGCGGCGGACGACGACGCGGCCACGGGCGGTGATGCGATCATCGACTGCCAGGAGGCGCGCAACACCCTCGCGGCGGCGGGAGACACGATCGCGACCGGGACCATCGCCCTGACCCCGCTGGCCCCGACCTTCGCTGCGCTGGGGTCGAACGTCATCACCGGCAGCTTCGGCGAGGACGTGTACGTGTACGGGTTCGTGGACATGTCCGAGGCCAAGAACACATTTGCGGCTGTGGGCGGTAGCCTTATCGGCACCATCGCCTTGTCGCCTCCCGCCAACACGCTGGCGATGGCCGGCATCGCGATCCCCACGGGCGGGATACTCTGGGCGCAAGCCGCCGCGACGCTGCTCATTGCTGCCGAACGGGGTGGAAGCATCACGCTGGACGAGGCCGAGAACACGCTGCAGGCGGGCGGGACGGCCACGGGCGGGTGGCAGGTCGATGCCCCGGTAGCGGAGGCGTGGACGGTCATTCCGCCGGCAACGGACGGCTGGACGCGGGTATGAGCGGCGGCGGACAACCCGGCAACCAGAACGCGCGCAAGGGCCGCATGTGGACCGAGGCGATCAAGCGCGCCCTGCAGTCCGAGGCCAGCAGGCACGGCGAGACGCTGGAAGAGCGGATGTCGTGGTACGCCGCCAAGCTCCTCGAGACCTGCGCGAGCGAAGACCTGGCGATCCGGCTGTCCGCGCTGAAGGAGCTCGGCGACCGGATCGAGGGCAAGGTCAAGCCCGCACCGGAGGAGGCTGAGAACATGGCCCGCACGTTGACCGAGATCCTGCTCGAGATGGCGAATGCACGCCGACCCACTCCCGCAGCTGATTGACCGCTGGCGCACCGAAGGCCCGGCGGCGTTCGCCGAGGACGTGTGCGGGGCGAAGCCGACGGCGCAGCAGTGGGAGGCCTCCCGAGCCCTTGCCATGAAGCGCCGGGTGAGCATTCGCAGCGGCCACGGCACCGGGAAGTCCGCGTTCCTCGCGTGGTGCATCCTGTGGGGCATCGCGGTCTGGCACCCGATCAAGATCCCGGTGACCGCCCCGACCGGGCATCAACTGTCCGACGTGCTCTGGTCCGAGCTCGCGCTCTGGTGGCGGCGGATGGACCCGGCACTACGCGCGCAGTTCTCGTGGAACGCCGAGTCGTTCTATCGCGTGGACGCGCGCACCGAGGCCTTCGCCGTCCCCCGGACAGCCCGCCCGGAGAAGCCCGAGGCGCTCCAAGGCTTCCACGCCGAGAACATGCTCTTCCTCATCGATGAGGCCTCGGGCGTCCCCGACAAGGTGTTCGAGGTGGCGGAGGGCGCGCTGTCGACCAAGGGCGCGTTCGTGGTCATGAGCGGCAATCCGACCCGGATGGAGGGCTATTTCTACGACTCGCACCACAAGCAACGCGAGGCGTGGAGCGCGCTGCACTGGAACGCCGAGGATTCGCCCCTGGTCGACGCCGACTACGTGGCGAAGATGGCGAGCAACTATGGCGTCGAGAGCGCGATCTACCGCATCCGCGTCAAGGGCGAGTTCGCCGGCAACCCGGACGGCGTGATCCCGCTCGACCTCATCGAGTCCGCCGTCGGGCGGGAGGTGACCCCCTTCGGCCCGCTGCGCTGGGGGCTCGACGTGGCCCGGTTCGGGTCCGATCGCTCCGCTCTCGCCAAGCGCCGGGGCAACACCCTGCTCGAGCCCATCAAGGCGTGGCAGGGCAAGGACACCATGCAGACCGCTGGACTCGTGGCTGCCGCCTACCGCGAAGCCGATGAGAAGCCCGAGGCGATCTGCGTGGACGTGATCGGCATGGGCGCCGGGGTGGTGGATCGCATGAAAGAATTGCACCTACCCGTTGTAGGGGTTAATGTTGCCGAGTCCCCGGCGATCGCGGAGCGGTACATGCGGCTGCGGGATGAATTGTGGTTCCGGGCGCGCGGCTGGTTTGCGGAGCGGGCGTGCCGGATGCCGAGCGATGAGGCGCTGATTGCGGAGTTGACGCTGCCCTCGTTCAAGGTGAACAGCACGGGCAAGATCGTGGTGGAGAGCAAGGATGACCTCAAGAAGCGCGGCGTGGTGAGTCCGGACCTTGCAGACGCCTTCTGCTTGACCTTCGCGGACGGGGTGCCCTTCGGCCACGCCCAGATGGCGCCGATCAAGTACCAGGACAACTGGATTGTCTAAGAAGCTCACCGACGACCAGATCGTCTCCGCCTGCGAGACCGCATCGGAACTCGCGCTCGACCCCTACTACGGGCAACTCTCGCAGGACCGCCAGAACGCCCTCAAACGCTACAAGGGCGACCCCGATGGTACGGAGGTACCCGGACGCTCGCAGATCGTCACCCGCGACCTTCTGGACACCGTGGAATGGATCATGCCGTCCCTCGCGCGGATCTTCCTCGCGGGCGACGAGGTGGGGAAGTTCTCCCCCGTGGGCGAGCAGGACGAGCAGCAGGCTGAGGACGAGACGGCGGTATGCAACTGGGTGCTGATGGACCGCAACGACGGCTACACCCAGCTTTGCACCGCGATGCGCGATGCGCTCATCCTCCGGAACGGCTACTGCATCGGCTTCTGGCGGACCAGCACCGAGGTGGAGGAGGAGGAGTACGAGGGCCTGTCGATGGAGGAGGCCCAGCGCATCGCCTCCGACCCCGAGGTCACCATCACGGGTGCGGAAAAGACCATCGACCCCGAGCTCCCGCAGGGGATGAACGAGGTTTGGAACATCCAGTGCAAGCGCAAGACCGCTGACGAGTGGCTGTGCATCGAGGCCGTTCCCCCAGATGAGGTAAGCGTTCACCGTAAGCACCGCATGGCGAGCCTGGAGGATGCGGACTTCGTGCGCTGGACCCAGCACACCACCGTCGGGGAACTCCGCGCGGCGGGCTTCGACGTGGACGACGACGCCCCTGCAGACCGGCAGGCGACATCGCAGTCGGTCGAGCGCGATCGGTTCAGCGAGAACGGGGCCGGCGGTTCCAGCCAGGACGAGGCGATGGACCCCGCACGGCGGGAGGTCGTCTGCCTGTACAACTGGATTCGCATCGACCGCGAGGGTACGGGGCAGCAGCAGCTCTACCGCGTGGTGTACCTCGAGGGGGAGACCGAGCCGCTGAAGATGAAGGACGGGGCCGTCGCGATCATCCGCGAGCAGGTGATCCCGGTCGCAGCCTTCACCGGCGTGGCCTATCCGCACTCGCACGTCGGCACGTCCCTGCACGATCTGGTCGAGGACTTGGCGGCGATCAAGCAGGCGCTGACCCGGCAGTTGCTGGACAACATCTACGCCGGCAACAACAACAGGACCGTGGTCAACGTCGACGCCGCGGTGAACATCGACGACCTGTTGGTATCGCGTCCGAACGGCATTGTGCGCATGCGCGGCAAGCCGCTGGACAACATCATGCCGCTCACGACCCCCGACCTGTCGGGCGGCATCCTCGGCGCGCTGTCGTATGTGGACACGCAGAAGGAGATCCGCTCCGGGGTCTCGCGGCTGAACGCTGGCATCGACGCGAACACGCTGAACACCACGGCGTCGGGCACGCAGATGCTGCAGAGCGCGGGCCGGGAGCGCATCGAGATGATCGCGCGCACGCTGGCCGGCGGCTTCCGCGACCTGTACCGCATCGTCCACGCGCAACTGTCGAAGTACAGCACCAAGCCGATTCAACTCGAGATCAACGGGCGCTGGAGTGTGATCGATCCCCGAGCATGGGCGAAGCGCACGCAGTTCTCCATCTCCGTCGGCCTCGGCACTGGAACACCAGAAGTGCAGATGCAGAAGCTTGGCATGATTGCCCAGTTCATGGACAAGGGTCAGGCGATGGGGCTCGTCGGACCCGAAGAGTGGCACAACTGGTCGGAGGACATGCTGCGCGCTGCGGGCTATCGCAACCCGCGCCGGTTTGTCAAAGACCCGCCGCGCGACGCGCAGGGCAACATCCAACTGCCCCCGCCGCAGCCGCCGCCGCAGGTCGCGATGCTGCAGATGCAACTCGCGAGCGAGGAGAAGCGCCAGCAGGCGCAACTCTCGTTCGAGGCGTGGAAGGCGCGCGAGGAGATGGCGAGCAAGGAGCGCATCGCCGCCCAGAACAACGCGACCAAGACCAACGTCGAGCTTGCGAACAACGCCGAAGCCTTCGCGCTCGAGGGCCACGTCCAGCGCCAGGAGAACCAGCGCGCGGGCAGCAAGGGCTTGCTCGAAGCGGCGAACATCGCCAAGGATCTGGAGATCCACCGCGATCACATGGCCGGCGCGCACGTCGACCGCGCGGTCAGCCTGCACGAGAACAATGCCAACCGGGCCGACGCCCGCATGATGCGCCCACCCACCCAAAGGCAATGACATGGCGAGCAACTACGTCACGGAAGCAGGAGACTGCACCAACCTCTCGGCCTCGGCCCTGGTGAAGACCGGCGAAGGAGACTTGCTGGGCGTGTTCTGCGCGTCGAGCACGAGCGGGACGCTCAAACTGTGGGATAACACGAGTGCGGCGGGGAAGATCATCGCCAATACGTTCACGCTTGCGGCGGGGACGTTCACGCCGATCCCGGTGCATTTCCAGACGGGCCTGTACGCGACGATCGCCAACACGGCGGACATCACGGTGATGTGGAAGTAGCATGATCCCGCTGTTCTCCTACAACCCGACGGCGGCGCTGGCTGCGGCCACGACGTTCTCAGCGCCGCTGCAGTCCTCGCTCGTCCCGGAGACCGCGTACGGCAGCAGCACCCCGACCTTCACCCGCGCCACCACAGCGACCGTATGGGGCTATGACCCGACGGACGTGTTTACGCTCCTGACATGCGCGAGCGGGGAGGCGCGGTTCATGGGCGCCCGCAGGATCAGTCAGGGCGTATGGTCGAGCAACTTCAGCAACGGGAGCCTCATCACCCCCGCCAACGGCGGCAACAGCGCGGTGTGCGATGCGTCTGGACCGTTCGGGTATCTGGCCGAGGGGGCGCGGACCAATCTGTGCCTGCAATCGGAAGTGATGGGCACGACGTGGAGCGCGTCCAATATCACCATCGCCGCTAACTCGGTCGCCGCGCCGGATGGTGCTACGACAGCGGACACGCTGACTGCGAGCGCGGGCAACGGCACGCTGATCCAAGACCTCGGCACCATCGCGAGTGCGGTCAAGACGTTCTCCATCTGGCTCAAGCGGCTCACCGGCACGGGGAACATCGACTTGACGCTAGACGGCGGGTCGACGTGGACCACCAAGACGATCACCAGTTCGTGGGCGCGGTACGACATCACGCAGACGCTGGCTGATCCCGACTGCGGGATTCGCATCGTGACCAATGCGGACGCGGTGTATGCGTGGGGCGCGCAAGTGGAAGCCGCGTCCTTTGCCAGCACCTATATAGCCACCACAACCGCTGCCGTCACCCGCAATGCGGATGTGCTGACGTATGCGGTGGCAGGCAACTTCGCGGCGGTGCCGGGTACGTTCTACGCCGAATACTTCCCGGTCAACACGAATGGCGCTCTATTCGGCGGCTCTGGCCTGCCCAACCTGCGCCATGAAGTGACGACCCGCAAGATCGCGGCCCTTCTCGATAGCGTGGTCGCGCTGCAAACAACGGCCAACGCAGGCACGCTAGGCGCGCTGAATAAGGTGGCGGCGGTGTTCGCTGCCGGGGACAATGCGTCGAGCCTGAACGGTGGCACGGTCGCCACGAGTAGCGATGCAACGGCGCGTTCAGCCACAGCCAATCTCATCGTTGGCAATGATGCAGGCGGCCTCGCCATGTACGCGCCGATGCGCAGCCTTCGCTACTACGCGACGCGGCTTCCCAACACGCGACTTCAGTCTTTGACCGCATGATCGACATCGCTGAACACGGGGCACTTCTCGACGGCGTAACCGACGACACGGCGGCGTTGAATAGCGCCCTGAGTGCCGCGACGGGCCTCGCCAACAAGGCCGTCATCATTCGCGGCGATTGCAAGTTCTCCGGTAGCGCCGTCACACTGCCTACCGACGTAATCCTCTACGTCGATGGTCGGCTGCGACTAACGTCGACGCTGAAGGTCGGCAACCGCAACACGGTCATCGGCCTCGGCGGACCTGACGTGGTGCAGTTCCAGCGCGGGAGTTGCGCGAGCATCATCCCGCCGCCTACCGGCGATGCGGTGGTGATTCAGGGCGCGGCGATCAAACTGCAAAACATCTGCATCAGCGGTGCAGTGGGCGCGGGTATTCGAATCGATGGCGCCAACGTACTGACGGGACAGGTCGAGCTAGATCATGTCTATGTTGTGGGCAAGGCCGGGGGTAGTTCGACCTCGTGTCCGATGCTGATCGATGCCGCGTTCTGGGTGTGGATGAATCACTGCTCGTTCCTGTCGACGCCTGGGACGGGGCCGTGCCTGCACATCACAAACACGAACACGCAGCACTCTTCGTCCGGTCTGATCTACGTTGAGAATACGGTATTTGCTGGCAAGGGCGTGCTGGTGGATTCGGCGGTGAGTACGAGTCGCGGCGGCAATGTGTTTTTCCGTAACTGTCACATGGAGGTGGCGGTGGGTCCGGTGGTCACGCTGGACGGCAGGAACGCGCAGGCGGGCATTTCAAACGTTGTTCTGGACCAGTTCAATGCGAGCGACTCGGACCAGACATTGCCGCTCGTGCACGCGCTGGGGCGTGTTGACTCGGCGCGGATCGTCAACTGCGAGTTCGTGCAAGTCGCGGGCGATATCACAAACCTGCACATCGAGCCACGAGCGCCGTATCCCTACGGGTCCACCAGTGGCATGACGTTGGACCTGTCGCCGCGCGTTCCGTCGCAGTCAGCCATCTACCGCGGGACCGTTCGGGCGCGTGCGTTCTACAACCAAGCCGACTTCGGCCCGATCCCGCATCTGTTGCCGCACGACAGTTTTCTGATTGACCCGTGGGCGCTATACACCGTTTCCGTGGCGGGCGGGCAATTGGCCCCGGACGGAAGCAACACCGCATCACTGCTGACGGGTTCAGGCTCGGCGCGATTCGCTGCGTCGTACATCCCAGCGGCCAACGATGGCGACCTGTTTATCTACGGTGTGTGGGTCAAGCACGGTGACGTGGACGGCGCTCTGGGGTTGAACAACGATGCGATTCTGACCGCCGGGGTTCGGAACGGCGGCAGGCCACAACTCGGGCTCGTTGAAACCGGCACCGATCAGATGAAGCCGGTGTTCGATAACTCGATTGACTCGCGGGCTGGATGGTCGCTGTACATGGCCTACGGGACTCTTCAAGGATCAGCCAACCCTACGGCGGTCGATTACAACTGCGGCGTCCGTGTCGAGCGCCCGACCTATGTGTGGAAGCCCTTTGCGGTGCGGGTGCGCGCGGCTGACATTGTGGGTATGTCGGCGAAGGAAAAGGTGCGGCTGCTCTACACCATGAGCGGTGTTGTGCCTGGGGTTCCGGCTGGAGCTTTGGGGCTACATCCGCATCAAAAGGTGTTCATCGGCGGCGATACCAGCATTGAACGGGAGTCAGGCGGCGTGCTGAAAGTTGGGGCGGCGCTGAAGACCGCGCAGGGAACTACGAGGCCATCTGCCACTAGTGTCGGCATGGGCGGGCAATTCTTTGACACCGCTCTTGGGAAGCCGATATGGAGTAATGGCGCGGTATGGAGAGATGCCGCCGGAGTCGCGGTATGACGGTGCTCAAGGGCGCCGACCCGGGGTATCACAAATTCTCCGGTTGGCCGTGCTAACCCCCGCCCTGATCGCCGGCCTGCTGCGCCGGCCCATCCTCTGCGCCCTCCTCGCGTGGACCGCCCTCTGGGCCTTCCTCGGCCCCCTCCTGCGCCCCTTCCTACAGTGAAACCCCTTGCGCCATTGCGGGCTTAGGGCATAGCATCGCGGGGAACATGGACATCGAACGCTTGTTCTCATCCGCCGACCCCGAAGACATCGCCGAACGGGCTGAAGAGGACAAGCGTCGGGCCGAGGACGCGAAGCAGTTACTGCGGCACCCGCTCCTGCGGGAGGCCCTGCGCGAGATCGAATCCCGCCTCATTGAACAACTGGCGCTGGTGGACGTGGCCCCCGAGCGGGTGGCCCGACTGCAGTCCATCCTCGCCGCCAAACGAGTGTTCGAACGATACCTTACCTCCACGGTGGAGACAGGCACGCTCGTACTCGAACAGGAACGCCAGCGGCAATCGATCACCGAGCGGCTGCGTTCAATGGTAAGCCGATAGGAACCCCATATGGCCGACCTCCCGCAGCAACCCGCACCGGACGCACCGGACCCCAGTATTCAGGACCGGATGACGGCGTACCTCGCCCGCGACAACGCCACCAAGCAGCACAAGGCCCAACCCCGCACCGCCCCCGAGGCGCCGGTTCAGGTCGAAACCAAGCCGCAAGTTCCCGAGCCTGACGAGCCCGTGGACGAAGGCGAACCGCTGGAGCCGGAAGCCCCGGAGACAGAGGAGCAAGAGCCCGACCTCGAGCTCGACGCCGAGCAAGAGGACGCTCCGCCGGAGACGTGGAAGATCAAGCACGAGGGGCGCGAAGTCGAGCTCACCCGTGACCAACTGATCGAGCACGCGCAGCAGGGCTTCGACTACCAGCGCAAGGCGCAGGTCGCGGTCGAGTCCACCCGTGCCACGCACGAGATCCTGAAGGGTCTGCAGAGCCTACAGACCGCCGCACCGCAGTTGGTGCAGGAACTCGCGAGTGTCCGCTCCATCCAGGCCGAGATGCAGAACTGGCAGAACGTGAACTGGGTGCAACTCGCCCAGCAGGTTGACGGCCAGACGTACAACTCATATCGGGCGTACTACGACGGGCTGCAGCAACGCTTCCAGCAAGCGTCTGCCACCTACCAGCAGAAGGCGAAAGCGATGGACGACGCGCAAGCTCGCGCCATCGACCAACTCACGGACGTCGAGGCGCGCAAGCTGCCCGACCTCGTGCCTGAATTTCGCAACCCGGAGAAGGCCGCGCGGGTGTCCAAGGACATCGAGCAGTACCTGCTCAAGCGAGGCGTACCGGAGTTTCTGGTCAAGGATCTGCGATTCGCGAGCGTCATCGCGGTCGCCTACGACGGCCTGCGCTACCAGCAGATGCGTGCGAAGCAGTCCACGCAATCCTCCGTCGCGAACAAACAACTGCGCAACGCCCCGCCGCTGACGAAGCCGCAGGCGTCGCAATCCCGCCAAGCATCCGCGCAGCGCGATTACGCCAAGCAGCGCGCCGAACTGAAGAAGTCCGGTGACGTGAACACCGCTGGGGCGCTCCTCGCGCGGCTCATGAAATAGGACACGAATCGTGACCGCAACCGTAGCCTCAAGCAAGAGCTTCGAGCACCTCGGCGTAACCATCCGCGAAGACCTCGAAGACATCATCAAAGACATTTCCCCGCAGGACACGTGGTTCTACAGCGAGATCGGTCGCGGGACTGCGAAGTCGACACTGCACGAGTGGCTGACCGACGCGCTCAACGCGCCGGCTGTGAACGCGCAACTGGAAGGCGACAGCTTCACCGCTGTGGCTCGCCCGGTGCCCGTGCGGCTCAAGACGTACCTGCAGATCAGCAAGAAGGATGTGGAAGTCACCGGCACGCAGCAAGCCGTCGACAACGCCGGGATGGCGGAGATGATGGGCTATCACACCGCGAAGTCGGGTCTGGAGTTGAAGCGCGACCTCGAGAAGATGATGCTCGGCAACTACATCTCGACGGCGGGCTCGTCGGTTCTCCCGCGCACCACGGGTGGCAGCGAGGTGTACTCGTACACCACGAACCACATCACGATGTCGGTGCAGACGACCAACACCACGCCCGCGCCCGTCTCCGGTCTGGGTCAGGCGGTGGTCGATGGTACGGCTACCGTGATGAACGAGACCGAGTTCACCAGCGCGCTCCTGCAGGTCTGGAGTTGTGGCGGCAAGGGTGACACGGTGTGCGTGGGTCCGACGCTGTACAACCGCATCAGCCAGTTCACCGGCCTTGCGACGCGGTTCCGCAACGTCGGCGAGTCGAGCCAAGCGCAGATCATCGGCGCGGCGGACATGTACGTGTCGCCTTACGGCACGCACAAGATCCGGCTCAACCGCTACTGCCGCTCGACGGTGCTGCAGGTCTTCGACATGAGCGTCTGGAAGCTGGTCACGCTGCGCCCGATGAAAACGGTCGACATTGCGACGGTCGGTGACGCGACGCGCAAGCAGATCATCGTGGAGTGGGGTCTCGTGTGTAACGCCCCGAAGGCGAACGCGAAGATCACCGCCGCGAGCTGATCCTGGTGACTCTGGGCGGGCCTCCTCCCCGTCCTGAGTTCCTTCAACGCCCGCACGGCCTCCCTTCCGTGCGGGCGTCTTTCTAGGGTGAGCATGAGAGAGACCTTCTTCGTCTGCGACCTGCATCAAGCGGGTGAGCAGGTATGGCGCGCGGTGCTCGACCCGAGCCTGCCGCCGATCAAGTGTGATGTGTGCGGGAAGCCCGCGACAGCTAGCGAAGTGAGAGAACTGAATGACCCGCCGCCTGCTTGACCGTGATCCTCTCACCGGGGTGGATACGTGGTTTGAGTACCGCGCGTCCACCGACACTGGGGTGATCACGCACACGCAGGACGTGACGCCGTTCCTCGAGCGCAACAAGATCGCGCAGAACGACGACGAGAAGACGAAGAGGGGAATAAAGCGCGATTGGTGGAAGTACGCCAGCATCCCGGCGGCGATCTGGATTGGCTGGAGGAATGAGGGGCTGGACATCTTCAACCCCGACCACCAGAAGGCGGCGTTCGCCAAGATCAACGATCCCGAGTTCCGCTACCTCAAGACCACGACCAAGCACCACCAGGTGAAAGATGGCGGCTGATCTCCTGCGCGCGGCGTACACCGCGTACACCCGCCGCGAGTGGGGCGCGTGCTGGAAGTTCGCCAACGACATCCTGAACGACGACAGCGAGAACGTCGACGCGTTGTTCTTCGCCGGCGCTGCCTCGCGCGAGGTCGGGAACCTCGGGCTCGCCCTGACCTGCCTGCGCCGCGCTTGTGCCCTGCAGCCGGAACGCCTCAACCTCTGGATGCACTACGGCCCGACCCTGCACGACCTCAACCGCTGGGAAGAGGCGCGCGAGGTCTACAACACCGTGCTCTCGCTCGACCCCAAGGAAGCCTCTGCGATGGCGAACATCGCCGCGGGCTATGTGCAGGAGGGCAACCCCGCGCAGGCCGTGGAATGGGCGGATAAGGCCCTAGCAATCGCTCCGCAGTCGAACATCGCACACACCGCGCGCGGATTCGGTCTCCTCGGGCTCGGACGCTGGGCCGAGGGCTGGGAGGAGTATGCGTGGCTCTACGGTCATACCCTGTTGGAGCGCGTGTACAAGCCCGAGGGGCAAGACGAGCCCATGTGGGACGGGACTCCCGGCCAGACCGTCGTCCTCACGATGGAGCAGGGCATTGGCGATCACATCATGCTGGCGCAGTGCATTCCGCAACTGGTGGCTGACTGCAAGCAGGTCATCATCGATTGCGAGCAACGGATGGCACCCGTATGGCGTCGGATGTTTCCCGGCGTCCCCGTCTACCCCACGCTCGGCACCCCCAAAGCATCCTGGCCCGCGACGTACGAAATCGACGCCCATCTTCCTGTGACCCTGCTGGGCCGGTGGTATCGCAAGCGCAACTCCGACTTCCCCCGGACGGCGTACCTCGGGCCGGACCCGGAGATGACCAAGGCGTGGCTGGAGTGGCTGCGGCAGTTCCCCCGCCCGTGGCTGGGGCTGGCGTGGCAGGGCGGTCTGGCGCGGAGTCTCCGTGCCTTCCGGTCGTTCGAGCTCGCGGACCTCGAGCCCGTGATGCCCTACGGCGGGACGCTGATCGACATGAGCTATCACGACAGCGCGCACGAGGTGGCGACGTGGAACATCGACCACCGGGACTTCCAAGTGGTGAAGCCGCCGATCAACACGGCGAACTTCGACAGCACGATCGCGCTCGCGGCGTGCATGGACGAGGTGGTGACCTGCACGACCACGCTCGCGCATGTGTGCGGGGCTCTGGGACGGCATGCCTACGTGCTCACGCCCAAGAGCCCGCAGTGGCGGTATCAGCACCGGCTGGGCGACGGGCTCGCGTGGTATCCCGAGCACTCGGTCGAGATCGTGCGGCAGGAGGGTGAAGGATGGGAGCGCGCTATCGCCCACGTCGCACGCAAGATGCAGCGCATCGCGAGCCTCGCGGCGTGAAGCCTCCGCGCGTACCGTTCAAGTGGGACGAGCACCGCAACCCCAACGCGCGCGGCGAGCTCGCCAACTGGATCATCCAATACCAAGGGCAGGGCGGCGGCAAGCTGCCGGTGGTGGTCGGGCTGGTGGACGAGTGCAACCGCGCGCTGGTGCATTCGGGCCGTGACTTCCTGTATGGCGATCACTCCTACTTCCAGCGCGGGTGTTC